CACTGGTGGGCTATCCGATCGTCGAGGTGCCGGGCATGCCGAACATGACGACGGCCCTGGTCAGCATCCTCTTCGGCGACATGGAGGCGACCTATCTGGTCATCGATCGCATTGGCATCCGCGTGTTGCGCGATCCCTTCACGAACAAGCCTTACGTCAACTTCTACACCACTAAGCGCGTCGGTGGCGGGGTCCAGAACCCTGAATATATGCGCTACATCAAGCAGGCGTAACCCAGCGGCGGGGCGAACGGAGCCGCGCGGTTGCGGCTCCAATTTCATTGGAGACTGTTATGGCAATCACGAAGCAAGGCGCCACCGCTCGCACGGTGGACAAGAATGCGACGCCGGAGAAGCTCGCACCGGCAACCGAAGTCGAAGCCTCCGGCGCTATTATTGAGCCGGCAATCGCGCAGGGCGTCGACATGAACCATCCGGCGGTCGACGCCAATCCGCGCGAAAATTCTACGCCGGAGATGAACCAGATCGACTTCAACGATCCGACGAAGACGCCGGAGCAGGCGGTCGCCGACAATCTCGGCGCACCGCAAGCAGCCGACGAAGACTGAGAAGCCGCGCAAGCAGCTTCACGCGAAGGGCCGTCCATCGGGGCGGCCCTTTTCATTTGAATTCGGGAGACATCCATGGCGTCCGCGACCAAGTTTCAGCAGTTCGTCGAGCATGTGGCGGAAAAGGTGCACAATCTTCAGTCCGATACGCTGAAGGTGCTCCTGACGAACACCGCGCCGAATGCGGCCACCCACACGGTCAAAGCCGATCTCACCGAGATCTCGGCCGGCAACGGTTACACGGCTGGCGGCAATGCCGCGACGGTTTCCAGCTCAGCGCAGTCGGGTGGCACCTACAAGCTGGTGCTGGCCGATGTGGTGTTCACCGCCGCGGGCGGGCCGATTGGGCCGTTCCGCTATGCGGTGCTCTACAATGACACGCCGACCAGCCCAGCCGATCCGCTGATCCAATATTATGATTATGGATCATCGATCACGCTCGCCGACGGCGAGTCCTTCACGGTCGATTTCGACCCGACCACCGGCGCGCTGCAGCTCGCCTGATCATCGTGATCCTCGGGAGGCTTTCCCATGGCATCGGGTAACACGCTGCTGCAGTTCGCGGCGCAGGCCTATGAAGCGCCGGCGTCGAACTATGCGCAGATCGGCACGCGCAACGCGCATACGATGCTCGCGTTCGATACCACCACGCAGGAAACGGTCTTCTTCACCGGGGTGATGCCGCGCCATTATGGGGGCGGTGGCGTCACGGTTTACCTGCACTGGATGGCCGCGAGTGGGATCGTGACCGGCACCATCGGCTGGGATGTCGCTTTCGAGCGGATGTCCGATGGATCGACCGACCTCAACTCGGACAGCTTCGCTACCGCGCAGACGGTCACCGCCGCCACGGTTCCCGGCACTTCTGGGGTCGCGGCCGTCACGAATGTGGCGATCAGCAACGGCGCCAATATGGATGGGGTGGTGGCCGGCGATAGCTTCCGCCTGCGCGTCCGCCGGGACGTTGCCAACGATACGGCCGCGGGCGACGCCCAGCTGCTCGCGATCGAGATCAAAGAAACCTGATGGCTTACCAGCTCAACGGCACGAGCGATTATTTCCCGCTGGGATTTACGCCGGTCAACCAATTGCCGCTCACCATGGCGTGCTGGTTCAATCCAGATGACGTGGCGACCAAATATGCCCTGATGGGCCTGGGGGTGAACAGCGGCGGCAATGAGCGGCTAAGCCTCATCGCCGATGGCAGTGCCGCGGGTGATCCGGTCGGGGCCGAGGCCCGCAACAGCTCCAGCACCACCGCTGCGGCCACCACGTCTACCAGTTTCCAGACCGGAAGCTGGCAGCATGCGGCCGGCGTCTTCACGTCGACCACGAGCCGCCGCGCCTTCCTCAATGGCGGAGGTGCTGCCAGCAACAGCACCTCGATCAGCTTCGCGAGCGCGATCGATCGGCTGCATGTCGGCGCCAGGCTCTCGGTCGGCGTCGCCTCGAACCTGTTCAAGGGCAAGATCGCGGAAGCGGCCATGTGGAATGTGGCGCTCACCGATGATGAGGTTGCCGCTCTGGCGCAGGGGATCTCTCCCAATCTGATCAGGCCGGGAAGCCTGTGGTTCTATGCGCCGCTGGTCAACGGCCTGCAGAATTTGCGCGGCGGCATCCTCAGCTCGGCCGGATCGCCGGTGCTCGCCGATCATATTCCGATCATCCAGCCGCGCCGCCCATTGGTCGGACAGCCGACGATCGCCAACAGCTATTCGTTGAGCGCCGGCGCCAGCGCCTTTTCGGCTACCGGGCAGAGCGCCGGGTTGCTTGCCACGCGCCGGCTTGCGGCTGATGCCGCCTCCGTGGCCGTCAGCGGCCAGGCCGCGAACTTCGCAAGCGGCAAGCGGATCGGCGCCGACGTCGCGTCCTTCTCGATGCTGGCGCAGGATGCGCAGCTGCGCGCCGCGCGGGTGCTGCGTGCCGCCAACAGCAATATCGCGCTCGCGGCGCAATCGGCGAACCTCAACAAGGGCTCGCTGGTGACGCTGCCGACCACCCCCAGCGTCCGCTACCACGCCGCCGTTTCGTCGATCACGCTCGGCGGCGATGCCCGCGTGACGGCGATCACTGACATCATGGCGCTGGCGGACGCCTCCGGAAGCGCCGGCAACGGCCCGAAGGTCGGCACCGATCCACTCGGCCGCAAATATCTCGATTTCAACTTCGATCCGAACGGAGCGGGCCAGCACTGGCTGACGATCGCCACGACGCTGGCCAACGTCTCGAGCCAGGCCTGCGCGGTGTTCGCGGTCGGCCGGTTCTTCTCGCAGCAGTCGGGCGTCGTCTTCTCGATCGGCCAGAACGGCAATTCGCCGCCCAACACCGGCGGTCCGCTGATGCAGTGCACCGGCCCCGGCGCCGGCTTGCAGCAGCGGCCCTATGCCGGACCGAACACGGCCGGATCGCAATCCACCAAGATCGGCACGCAATTGTGCGTCGTCGGCAGCGCCGGCCGCACCGTCGGCAATGGCGGGGTGCGCGTGTGGATGAACCGCAACGGCCGCTCGCCGAACACACCGGTGGCGTTGACCGCAGGCACCGGCCAGGGCGCGGAGGTCGGCCGCAATTCGAACAGCCCGACCGGCACCTTCCTGAACGCGCACATCTACGAGCTGATCGTCTTCAACTTCAATCTGACCGATTCGCAGGGCGACGCGATCGCGACCGCGCTGGCAGATGGCTGGGGCATCCCCGACATCGTCCATGATGTGGTGGTTGAGGGCGACAGCATCTCGGCTGGCGTCGACGATCGCGGCATTGCCCGCTGGCTGAGCGAGCCAAGCCTCGGCCTTCCCGCCACCACGCGCGTCGTGATGAGCGCGCGGAGCGGCTCCGGCTTCACCAAGTCGACGACGCAAAACCCGACCTATCGCCGCGATCTATCCGGCAGCTGCCTCGATCTTGCGACCTATCGAGTGCCCGGCGACGTGCCGAGCCTGACAATCCAGATCGGGCGCAACGACATCACCAACGATGCGACGGCGGATGCCGCCTACAGCAGCCTGGTCGCCTATCTGAACACGACGACGACGGGGGTGCTGCAGCGCGGCTTCAAGGTCGCGGTCGGCGCGAATATCGCCGAAGGATCGACGCTCGGGATCACCAGTTCCGTGCTGCGGCTGCGCAACAAGATCCTCGATCCGCAGTTCCTGGTCGATTGCAACGCGGGGCCTGGGCAGACTTATTATGGCCGCCTTCGCGTGGCCAATCTTTCGGCGATCACGTCCGGCGCCAAGGGCACCGTCTTCTACGATCTGGCCGATACCACCGATACCGACATCTATCAGTCGGACGGGTTGCATCCCTGGGAAGCCGGCGAGCAGCTCGAGGTCTATGGCGGCGATACGCCCACCAACGGCTACAAATATGCGCTGCAGATGCTGGGCGGCACGATGCAGGCGAGCAATAGCACGGTCGCGCTCGCCGGGCAGAATGCGGGGCTTGCCGCAAGCAGGCGCATCGGCGGCGGCGCGGCGATCTTTGCGCTGCCGGGGCAGGCCGCCGGGTTGCTCGCCGCGCGCCGCCTCCAGGCCGGCAACGCCACCCTGTCGCTCAGCGCGCAGATCGCGGGCCTGCGGCTTGGCCACGGCATGCCGGCGGCGGCGTCGGCGATCGGCGTCGCTGGCCAGAATGCGACGTTGCGGGCGGGCAGGCTGTTGCGCGCCGGCGTGTCGCTGATCGCGCTTACCGGCCAGGATGCGGTGCTCTCCGCGAACGTGGCTCCGGGCCGATCGCCCGCGCCGCCGAGCCGCAGGCGGCGGGCGCCGAACCTGAGAGCGGAGCGCGCGGCATGATGCAGGTCAAGCCGCTCGCGGCCGAGCTCGACTGGCCGATCACATGGGAGCTGGCCGAGGGCGAGACGATCCAGTCCGCCAGCCACTCCGTCTATCCGGTCGAGGCCGGCGGCGTGTCGGTCAAGAGCGGAAGCGAGCAGCTCGACGTGGCCACCACGAGCTGCCTCTTCACCGGCGGGGTGCTCGGCCATGTCTATGAGGCGACGACGACGATCGTCACCAGCCAGGGCCGCACGGACAGCAGGACGATCACGCTGATCATGGGGATATCGGAGGCAATTCAGTGAGCGACTGGGGCGCGATCGAAACCATCACGCCGCCCGCGGGCATGCCGCTCCCGCTCGGTATCGTGCGCGATTGGGTGCGCGTCGACGACAATGCCAGCGACGGGCTGCTGATCACGCTGATCCAGGCCGCCGTGGCGCGCGCCGAGTTCTACACGGGCACGCGTCTGTTTACCCAGACGGTGCGGATGACACGCCGCGGCTTCTGCGATGCGATGCGGCTGCCAACCGGGCCGATCCAGTCCATCACCTCGATCGAATATGTCGATTCGGATGGCGCCACCCAGACGCTCGACGGCGCGATCTATGAATTCGCCACGGCCGGGCTGCGCCCGAAGCTCGTGCTCGCATCGGATCAGTCCTGGCCCAGCGTGACGCCGGGGCTGGCGGCGGTGCGGGTGACCGCAGTCGCCGGCTTTGGCGGGATCAACGATCAGCCGGCGGACCTGCGACTGGCAATGCAGAAGATGGTGGCGGCCTGGTTCGAGGATCGCTGCGAGGGCATGATCCCGCAGGACGCGGTCGCGATCCTCGATCAATATCGGATGCCGAGGGTCTGATGCAGATCGATCCGGGGACGTTTCGCGATCGCGTGCAAATCATGGCGCGCAGATCCACGCAGGAGGCGACGTTCGGCACCGACCAGATCGCATGGACGCCGATCGCGACCGTCTGGGCCGAGGTGCGCGACGTGTTGCCGAGCCGGAGCGAAAACGTGGCCGAAGGGGTGACGATCGCGCGCCGGCCGGCGCGGATCCGGATGCGCTGGCGGGACGATATCAGCAGCGACATGCGGCTGATCGCCCGCGGCCGCACGCTCCAGATCGTTTCCGGGCCCGCCATGCTCGGCAACCGGCAATATCTCGAACTGATGGCCGAAGAGGCCTCGACGATGGGAGACGCGGCGTGATGGTGAAGGTTGTCGCGGGGCCCGGCCCACACGGTATCAAGATCACCGGCGAGAATGGAGAAGCTATCAGCGGCGTGGTGGCGATCGACTGGCATGCGCGCGTGGATGAGCCGTGCCGTCTTGAGCTTGTTCTGTGGTCGGGCGGGGCCGAGATCGAGGGTGAGGCAAAGTTTATGGTGCTCTCGCCTGGAGCCGATCGTCCAAAGTCGGTCGATAAAATCATCTTTGCCGACGGCACCGAGTGGAAGGCGCCATGACGCGGATGCTGAAGGGCGGTCCCGAGCTGCTGGCGGTGCTCGATCAGTTGCCGAAGGATATCGAGCGCAACGTGCTGCGCGGCGCGCTCCGGGCCGCGGCGAAACCGGTCGCGCAACTGGCCAAGGAAAAGGTCCGCCGCAGGAGCGGCGCCTTGGCGAACAGCATCGTCATCGGCTCGCGGACCGAAGGGGGGCAGCCGCGCGGCTATGTGAAGCTGCGGGGCAAGCACGCCTTTCTCGGCCTGTTCATCGAGTTCGGCGTGAAGCTCCACCTGATCAAGGTGAGCGACGAGGACCGCGACCGGCTGGGGAAGACCACCCGGCACGGCTTCCGCCGCGCCAGCATGCGCATGATCAACAATATGGTTCGGCGCGGCAGCCTGAAGATCGGCAAGGATTTCGTCGGGCCGGTGGTGACGCATCCGGGCTTCGCCTCGATGCCGTTCATGCGCCCCGCGCTCGACGAGGGCGCGGCGGCAGCGGTCAAGGCCGCCGGCGCCTATATCGCGCGCCGGGTGCAGATCGGCGACATCAAAGCGCCCGATCTCGACGTGGAGGAGGAGGCTTGAACGGGATCGCGGCGCTTCGCCAGATCCTGGCCGGAACCGCCGGGGTGACCGCGCTCGTGCCCGCAACCCGCATCATCGGCGGCGATCTGCCGCAGGGCGTGGAGTTGCCGGCGATCGGCATCACGCGGGTCAGCCAGGTCGATCGCAGGCCGCTTGCTCAGGGTGCGATGCGGCGCGTCACCGAGCGCATCCAGGCGACCGTGATGGCCAGCACCTATCCGCAGGCCGAAGAGATCCGGCGGACGATCAAGAACGCCGCCGACTATCAGACGCCCGGCGTGAACGGGATCAGCGAGGTGGTGGAGCTGGCCGAGG